AGGCTGCGCTGGAAGCGGGGCTGGCTGTGCGCCGGTCAGAGGCATACGAGATTGCCGGGTTTGCAGAACCGGATGATGATGATCCGGTGATCCGGGTGGAACAGCCCGCAACTCCCGAGGGTGCGGTAGCCCCGCCTGCAGCCCGGCCAACGGTGGTCTGGCCTGTCGGCACAGTGCCAACGCCGGGTTCCCTGCAACCGGCGCCTACTGAAGAAGCCATCGTTGAGCCGGATCAGCCAACGGCGCCTGCTCCGGCGGCGCCTGCGTCACCCGAACCGGCGGCGCCTGCTCCGGTGGTGCCCGAGGATGAACCTACAAATCCGGTGGGTGCGCTGGATTCCGTGGCTTCGCTATTGTCTGAAGCCGACGACCGGGCTGTGACGATGCAGATGGATGATGCGGATTGCATCTCTTGCGCGGGCGATCACGTTCAGCCGTCAACGACTAACGGTAGTGTCGAATCGTTGCTGGACAGGTCGATGGTCGAAGCCCGGCGGGAGGTTGCCTCGGTGGTCCGGTCGTACCAAACGGCCGTGCGCGGCTTGCTGGCGCCGGGTCCGATTCTGGCCGCTCTGTTCCGTGCGCAGACTGACATGGATCTTAGGCCGCTCGGCCGGTCGCTTGAACGCCGGATGGTTCAGTCGGCTGCGCTCGGTGCGCTCGATGCGGACATTCTGGACGATGGCGCTCCGGTGGTCCCGGTGGTCCCTGTTCCACTTCCGCAGGCGCCGGTTCCACAAGCGACACTGGCCGTGCCTCCGCTGGCTGACTTCAGTACGATGCCCTTTGAGCGTGCGGTGCGGATCTTCCAGTCCAAGAAGGTTATGCCCCGGGCTACCTTCGATAAGCTGTCGGCGCGGGCGAAGCAGCGAGCGTTTACGGTTGCGAACGTGGTGTCGGATGATGCGCTGCGCGTAATCCAATCCGAACTGGCCGCACAGATCGGGCTTGGTGGTTCCCTGGCTTCATTCGCGGACAAGATCGGTGAGCGTATGAAAACTGCCGGGTTCCTGGCTTCGCCTGAGACTACCTCTACCGGCGCCACGATCCTCCGGGCTTCGCATGTCGAAACGGTCTACCGAACCAACGTGCTCGGGGCGTACAACGCGGGGCGTGCTGAACAGATGCGTCAGCCCGCCGTGCTCGCACGGCGACCCGTGTGGATGATCCGGTCGGTGCAAGACGGGCGCACTCGGGACACGCACAAGGCTGTGAACGGGGTCAAGTTGCTCGCCTCGGATCCGTTCTGGCGTACCGCTTATCCGCCGTTCGGCTACAACTGCCGGTGCCGCGTGATCTCGCTCGGGCCGGGAAGCATGGACGAGGTTGTCAGCGGCTCTACGATTTCGGGCTTGCCGGATGAGGACTTTAGTTCGGGTCTGGGTAGTTTGCTTGAGCCGGATCCCTTTTAGCCTCTTGCGTTCCGGCGCGTTGGTGTTCAGGATGCCGGGATGCCTGCCCCACGAAAGCCGCTGACTTCCAGAAAGCCCGTGCATCTGCGCTCGGTGACACTGGAAGCGGTGCCGTCGGCTTCGGGTCCGATGGAACCGCGCTGGCAACAAGTTGCCCTCGCCGGTCGGTACAACGGATACGCTCGGGGCGAGCGTCCGTTTGAGTTCACGCGCAGCACGTTTGAAGCTGCGGTGGCAAACCTTCGGGCGCGTCCGGGCTACGCAGCGGATCCGGTCACGGGCGAAGGCACTGTCGATTTGATTTCGTGGGATTTTGAGCACGTTAGTGAAGGCGACAATGTGGACCCCGCTCAGGGACTCCCGGCTGTCGGCTGGTCGCGGGATCTGCGCGTGGTGGACGGCGCAGGTGGTGCCGAGCTTTGGGCCTTGACGTATTTTGTCGAGCCTGCCCTCGGGTACGTTCGGGAGGGTCGGTACAAGGACGCCAGCATTTCGATGCAGTTCGACTACGTTGATCCTGTCTCGGGGGCGATGGTCGGCCCGTACATCACGTCCATTGCGCTGACTAATCGCCCGTTCATTCAAGGGATGCTGCCCATCGCTGCGAGCATGGGTTACTTCTCCCCGTCCACGTCTCCGGGGGAAGCCCTGGAACAGATGCGCAACCTGTTCGGGTATGGCGCGTCGGCGGGCGTTGCCGAGATCATGATCGAACTGAACAAGGTCGCGGGGTGGCTCGCCTCGGGTTCTGCCCCTCTCGGTGTGGAGATGGAAGACATTATGTCGGCCCTCCGTACTCTTTTAGGACTTCCGGCATTGACTGGCATGCCAGACGTGCTTGACAATGCACGTCAGATTGTTCAGCGATTGCTAGACGAAACTGGCCCAACGGCTCCGGCACTTTCAGACAAAGGGAAACACGGAATGGAAATCAAGCTTCTGGCAACCAAGTTGGGTTCGCGTGAGACAGACGAAGCGGTGCTGTCGGCGGTTGAGGACTTGATCGCGCTGCGCTCCGGGGTGGTCGCATCGTTCAAGCTGTCAGACCGTGACGGCCTTCGCGTGCTGTTGGACGCCACGGCGGACAGTGCCGCCGTCCGTGACAAGCTGTCGGCGTTGCTCAAGGCGCTTGGGGTCGAGGACGTTGCCGGTGCGGTTGATCGCGTGGCGAGCCTGATCTCGCAAGCGGAAGAACTCAAGGGTGTGATGCCCGAGTTGGCCGGGCTTCGTGCCGCTGTGGTGGAGACTGAAGCAGTCGCCGCCGAGGCAGAGGTCACGGAAGCGATGGCCTCGTACAAGATCCCGGCCGAGGCTCGCGATGCCCTGGTGATGCTGCGCCAGTCCGACAAGGTGAAGTTCACCGAGAAGTTCCCCCGCAAGGTGGCGGCTCCGGTCACGGAGATCACCAAGAAGTCGCTGCTCACGTTGGCGGCGCCGAACCCGAAGATTGCTCCGGCTCCGGCGGGTGCGGCCGTGGTGAACCTCTCGCTCTACGAGGGACGCAACCTCACGGAGAAGGCGATGAACTACCTGTCACTCACGATGGCGGGGTGGGACAAAATGACCCACGAACAACGCTTCAAGGCGACAATCGCGTTGAAGCAGTCGCCCCAGACGGTCACGTCTGTCGCCTGAGCGCCCTGTCGCTGAACCCTCGCTAAACACAGTTCCAGATCACAGACGAGTCGGAGGAAATCATGGCTGAACCAACTGCAATCGTGGCTGACAAAGGCATTCGTCCTGGCCTCAACGAGACGGGCACCACTATCGCTCGCCGCCTGTTCGTAAAGCGTGTTGCGGGGTCCGCCGTGGATTCCGTTGCGCTCGCCGTGGACGGTGACTCCGTGCTCGGTGTGACGATGGCCGCAATCGCGGACGACGATCGGGGCGACGTGCAGACCTCCGAGATGGCGATCGTGACCTCCGGTGCCGCGATTCCGCGTGGTTCGGAAGTCACGGCTGACGGTTCGGGCAAGGCGATCGTCTGCGTCAACGGCGACTACGTTGCCGGTGTCTCGCGCTCGGAAGCTTCCGGTGCGAACGAGGACATCGAAATCGACCTCGTGGGCATCAACTCCGGTCGCCTCGCGGTTGTCGGACCCTGATCCCTGAACACTTCACCCGAACCCAAGATTTCGCGCCAAAGGCCCAAGGAGACTCAGAATGCAATCAATGGATATCACGCTGGCAGCAGACGCGCCCGGTATTGGGCGTGCGGGTGAACGTGTCACTTTGGCGCTTACCCCGCAAGACGTGCATGACCCCTCGGAACTCCCCACCTACCTTGCGGGCTACCGCCCGTTCGGCTTCCGTGGTGAGGAAGCGTCTCCGGCCATCCTGGTCGATCAGGACGAGGACAAGTACCGCAACTTCTCCAGCGACGATGCGTTCCGCTCGGTGGTGGTGAAGGGGTCGCTGCAGGGTCCGGTTCCCGAGGTGGATCCGAAGTCGAGCTTGGACACCTACAAGGTGGTCGAACGCTACATCGGCGCGTTCATCCCGGCGCAGACGCAGAGCAACGCGAGCAACCCCAACTACGATCCCCGCATGGCGGCGGCGCGTCGTTGCCGGTGGGCGCTCGACTTGGACCGCGAGATTGACGTGTGGGCCTTGCTCGGCACCACCGGTAGTTGGGCGGCTGCGGTGCAGACGGTCGTTGCGGGCGGTTCGGAGTGGAACGTCGCTGGCGGCGATCCGATTCTGGACATTCAGACCGCAATCGAAAAGTCCTTTCAGCAAGTGACGGCTATCTGGATGAACCAGAAGGTCGCCCACACCTTCTTGCGCAACGCGAAGGTCCGCGACCACATGCGCCAGATGCTCGGTGATCAGGCGGTGGCGTCGGCTGTCGGCCAGGTCGCTTCCGCCGGAGACATGAACGTGGATTTCCAGATCCCCGGCTTGCCCCCGATGCGCGTCGTTGCGAGCAAGGTCAAGAACGAAAGCACGGGCTTGCTCAACAACACCTTGGGCGACGTTGCCGTGTTGCTGCATACCCCGCCGGGTGTGCCAACCTCCGGTGAGGACATTGCGTCCACCTGGACCTTCCGCCGTCGCGGCCCCTCCGGCGTGGGCTTTGAGTCCCGCGAGTACTTCGTTGACGGCCGTGGTCCCTACGGCGGAACGATGGTCGTTGTCGCGGTTGCCGACATTGCCAAGATGGTCGCCAACAACGCGGGCGGCATCATCACAAACGTCCATACCTGATAGACGGCCTGCCTTCGGGTGGGCTACAGTACAGGCGAGGCGACCCCTCACGTCTCAAGGCGTGCAGGGGTCTACTTGTTTTGGGAGGCTGAATGGCGCGTGGCAAACGAAAAGCGGGGTCGGGTGCTCCGGCTGTTGAAGGCGACTTCTCGGGGTCGAGTGCGGAGGGTCAAGGCGAACCCCCCTCGCCGTACCCAGAACCCGTGCTTTCCTCCGGGGGGTCGCCTTCAACCGCTGGTCCGGTCGAGCCTCCGGTCGCTGTAGCGGCACCGCTACCGTCGGGTGGGGCGTGGTTCCGCTGTCTGGTTACGCTCCGCTCCGGGGCGAAGGTGCATCATCCGGGGTCGCGTGTGTACCTCACCGAAGCTGAGTCCCGCCCGGTGCTGGCATACCTGGAGCCTGCGTAATGGCAGATTTCCTCACGAGGCAAGCCCTGGAAGATCGTGCCGGGGCGGCAACCGTTCGGCGGTTGGCGGACGATGATGGTGACGCCCTGCTCGGGGTGGACGATCTCGCTCGGCTGGACGCGATTATGTCCGAGGCCGAGGGGTTGGTGTACTCCGCGCTGCTTCGTGCGTACTCAACGCGGGCGAGTGTGATCCTGCTGATGGGTGCGGATCCGGGTGCGTTGGGTCAGGCGGCGTGGATTGCGCTGGAGCTTCTATCCGAGCGCCGGATCGAGTTTGCTGGCGCCGATGGGTGGGGCGCATACCGGGCGCAGTTTGAGCGGGCGATGAAATACTTTGATCA